GATAGACACTGAAACAGAGGTCAAGATAGAATCGGGGCAGCGCCGTGCAGCTGCATATGAAGTGGAATGTAGCGCTTAAATTCAGGAGAATTTTGTCTTGACCATGGGGTCCACTTTACCCTATCTCTTCCTGTAGTTGTGCTATCTCACTCTTCAACATCTCGTACTCCACCATCTTGCGCTGCAGGAACTCTATAGTGAACTTTCCCTTCTCTTCGATCCCCTTTGGGGTGAGGAGATAGGCGTAGGCTGTTTTGTTGTTACTGTTATGGAAGTTCTTTGCCTTAACCCACCCTTTCTCGATCAGTTTCTTTAGGCAGTAATTGACCTTCCCCAGGCTGATACCCATCTCGTTTGCGAGTTCTCTTTGGGTGCAGTCTGGGTTCTGTTCCAACCTGCGGAGCAGGTCAAAATGGACTTCTTCTATGTACACTATCTTTTTGATTTTTATTGAGAACAGGTAACTTTGAGAACGCTACCGCCATTCGAAACAGGGCAATTGCTTCGAGTGGCTGGCGGTGCTGAGCACCATTTGAAGTGTGGATTTATACTACTTTGTGATTATCTGTTCAAGTTTTGAACGAGTTATTTTTCTAGTGCATCCCTCAACACCTCACGCCTGCGCACAAATTCATCAAATAGCGCATATTTGCGTGTCTCATCTGGTGCTGTGCTCAGTGCCCGTTTTCTTGCACGTTTCATAAACTGTTTGGATGGTCGCCACTGCGGGGTCTCGCCACCCAGTAGTGCATTGGTATCCCGGTTAGAGACCCCACTCCCTTTCAGCACCTGCCGGATCTCTTCTCTGGTACTGCCCAGCGCCATGGCTGCATTGATTACATCGTGCATATCTTTCCATGCGCCCTCCCAGGATGTCTGCATATCACCATAGGCATCCAGAATCTCTTGGTCATCAATATTTGCCTGTGACCCCATCGGGCCACTGAGGATCTGTACCGCACCACGTTTACCCTGGGCAAAGTCCTGGGCGCGAAAGGAGATCGCCTGCTTCATATTCATGGTGGTAAAGCGGAACCCGATCCACGCCATCAGCTCATCGCTCATATCGTACTTCTTACCGCTACGACTGTAGTCCTCATGGAATGCCTTGTAGGTGCGCTCAATATTGGAGAGGAACCCTGGCTGCAGATTCTTGCGCAGATAATCCAGCCCCTGCCGCAGTCGCTTATCAGCTGGTGCCGCCTCGTTCCAGATTCGGCTCCCGCTATCGGGATCCTTGTTATTGAGAATTCCAGAGAGTGCGCTAAAGGTAATCTCCAACCCAAGGAATGGCGCAACCAGCTCGGTTAGTGCCTTCTCTACCTTCTCCATCCCATCGTAGTTGCCATTGGTCAGGGCAATCAGGGGTCGTTTGATGTAGTTGTAGGGGTCAAGGTGGGATAGATCCAGATAAGTCGGCATTCCGTTTTCATCAAATCCGGTATAGGCCAGCTCCGCATTCTCCTGCCATGGGGGCGCTACTGCACGTACTGCCTCATCATCCTCATCCGAGATCCCCCATAGATCCATCAGTCTTCTGGAGATCGCGGTGGTGATGGAGGATGCCACCGCCACCCCGACCGCCCTTCTGGCAGCCGCCTTTTTGCGCCCCGCCTTGGCATCCTCGTAGATAAACCTGGCCTGGTTCTTAGATGTGCGCAGAATCTCCCACGGGAAGGAGACAAAGGTGCCGGTAATCGGGAAGCGTCTGAGCATCCTGATCCCTTTCGGTACCATTGAGTAGGTGGGGTAGCCATCCCGGATACGCTGTGCCGCCCTCTTCTCTGCACCCTTCTCATCCATGCCGGAGCGGATAAATGACTTCTTCTCGTTCTCAAAGCCAATAATCTTCCAGAAGTCATCCCCTGCACGGTAGATCCGTTGTGCCACATCAAATACCCTCTTGTGAAACCCCTGCTTGTTGGGGTCGGAACCTGCCAGTTCTGTCAACAAATCGGCCAGCTCCCCTGCACGGGGGTTGTCATGCAACACCCCCATCTCCACCAGATGGCGAAGGTAGGCCTTGTGCTTCATCTTGTGGCCACCAAGGTCTGCCCAGGTCACTGCTGCAGCCTTCACCGCATGGCTCCAGTTAAAGTGGCCATTCATCACTGTGAACATTGCTGCCGAGTAGAAGTTACGGAAGGTAGTGGTCGGGGCGAGGATGGTCTTGCCCACCTTCACCGCACTGTTGCCACGCAGATAGAGGCGCAGCCAACCCTTCAGAATCGCCGGTTCCGAGGCCTCTTTGAATGCCTGCGCCATCTCATGGGTGGTATAGAGCCCCTCCAGGGGTGACATGGTATCGGCATCAAAGGCGGTGATTTGGGTAGTCATCCGCCCAGAACTGCGGGTTTTGGTGAGCCACTTGCCCAGCCCATCCTCACGTACACTCTTCAGGAAGTGGTGGTTGGCCAACAGGTAACTCATCTTGCTGGCAGAGCGTGCGAAGTTCACCCGGGGGTCGGTGTACTCACCCATCAGGGCACGGATCTCCGGGGCAATCTCTTTGCGCTTTCTCAGAACCCCAAGGTTCTTCTGCCCCAGCTGGGCGGAGGCCATAAAGGAGAGTAGATCGCGGTATTTGCCGGAGAGGATCTCCCCAATGGCACCCTCTACAAAATCATCCAGCTCGTTCTCGGCAATCTCAGGGTCGGCCTCAAAGAACTGGCCACGCAGATAGTTGCGGGCATCCTCCATCACCTCACCATCCTTGCGGATCTTCTCCCCCCATTTGGGGTCATCAAATGCCTGGTAAGAGCGGTTTAGGTAGCTCCCCTTGTTGCCCTCAATGGTAAAGAAGGTGCGGATACCCTTGGCGATCTTCTTGTCGATACCACCAAGATCGAGCTCTGCCTCTTCAATCTCTGTAACCCCACTCTCAATGGCATCGCGCATTGCCGTAATCTGAGCCAGTGCAGCATCCCTCTTCTTCGGTTTTAGTACCTCCAGGCGGAAGCTGATATTGTCGAGCACCATCTCCTGCATACGGGCAGAGAGGGTATCGAGATAGGTACGCATATTACGCAGGGTTTCACGCACCTCTGTGGGGACTTCAACCTCCTTTCCGGCGAGGAACTCATTGATGGTTTCCATCTCCTCAGTCGTGAGCTTGCTGATCCGTTTTCCGTAGCCACGCTTCACTACACGCCCAAGCTCGGCCAGGAAGAAGGCGTTATCCACCTCCTCTGCACTCTTGAGGCTATCGGCCTCAATCTTGCGCTCAAATGCCTCCTGCCCAAGATTGCCCTCCTTGGCAAACCACCGTTTGGCAAAGGTATTAAGGCGGGATTGGTCTCGCAGTGAGGGGTGACTGCTCTGCAGTTTGATCTCCTTACCCTCTGCATCCTTACCCACCACCACAGTGGTGGTCTGTGGCTGGGTACGGTAGTCGCCCTTCTCCTCACTCACCTCATTGACCCGAATGGTCTTGGGCTCAATACCCATGGAGCTGTTTTTGGGAGTGCCTCCCCATCCCTGACGGATACTCTTGCCCTCGGTGGTGATCACATCAAGGAAGGCCCCCTCCTTAATCCCCTTGTAGATCGCCTCGGCATAGCGCATCGGCACATTCATCGCAAAGAGCTCACCACCACCGGTCTGGCGGGCAAACTGGTGCAGCAGGGCCAGCGCCTCTGCTTTTCCACCCTCTACGTCATACTTGAGATCATCCAGCAGGGCTGTAGGTACATCCATAATCCCCCGAATACCGTTGAGGTTACGGGAGACAATCTGAAAGTAGTGGTCCTGATCATGAGCCAATGATCGTGCTACCGATGCTGCATCCTCCGAGCGGTTAATCTGGTATCCCAACAGGGTATGCGGCACAGCAGGCTCATTTACATCGTAACGGAAGAGATCGATGGCAGATTTTGATAGCGGATGGATGGTGCTTTTTCCCTTCTCATCTACCAGACCATACTTGTCATGATCCACTACGATATGTCCCAGGAACCCCCGGGCACGGGCGGCCATGCTGTTGGTGAATCTCTTGTCGTTTCTGGATGGGTTTGGATTACCTGATGGGTGGTTGTGAAGAAGCCACCAACCATCGGCCTCAAGGCGCTCCATATCCACAATAATGTCGCCTGAGATGTCCCCCACCTGTACCACATTAGGCATACGGCTGGTAACACCGGTCTGCCCAACTACTTTTCCCTTCCGGGTATAGAAGACACGGAAGGTCTCAAAGGCGGGGTTGCGGTAGACCTGACCAAGGATGGCGAGATCCTCGGCACTTTTAACCTTCTGTCCAATCAGTCGGACATGTTTTTGGTCGATAAAGTCTTTGGCAATACCGTTGGCGAGGATGCTGGTCTTGTGTCGTCTAAGGGCCTGGACGACTCGCCCCGTGGAGTCTCCTCCCAGAGAATCTGCTCCTCTCTGGCTGGGTAATGAACGGTGCTCGTACTCTTGGGCGGTTTCTTGGACTGCTTCATTACTCTCTTTGTTATCTCTACTGGTCTGTGACCTGGTGGACTGGATTACCCACCCGGCACTGTAGCCGTCTGCAAAACCGGGAGGCTTTCCTTGTAGATGGATTTTCCCATCAGATTGATGGCCACCTCTGGATTCATCTTCCCACCCCTGACTAACCCCATCCTTGAAGGCTGCCAACCGCTTGGGGTCATCGAGCATAAACCGCTCTCTGTTGCGGTCGATGATCTGATCCATCGCCTCAACAGGAATGATCCCTTTAATTGCTGTTAGTTCAGGTTGTAGTTGCTCCTCTTGGGTAGAATCAGATTCTAATACTGGATCTGGTGAATCAGGTTGTAGATCCCCCGCAGCCGTCTCTTGGTTAGCGGTGGTGGCTTGCGGGTTACGCCCAGTCTCTCGTCCTCGGCTATCCTCGCCTTGAGCTCGGTCACCAGCCGTTTGCTGTACTCCTCGTAGCTCTCTTCCTTTTTGCTCACCATCTGCCCCACTGTTGCGATCAATAATCCCCCAAAGCCCGGATGCAATCCTGGAGATATCATCCGATCCATCAACGATGGCCTTTGTTGCCTCTCTATCGAGAGTGCTCGCCTCATCATACAGGCTCTGGAAGTCTCTCGCATTTCGATCCAGCTCAGGCAGGTAGCTCTCTTCCTCTCTCTCTTGCCCCTCTATCTGCTGGTACTGCCGCTCGGCCCACTGCTCAAAAGAGTCCTTCTCTCGATCAACCCCCAATTGCTGCTCTTCCCTATCCTGTCGTACCAACTCCTCCTCATACTGCATCGCCGCCTGTTTCTGACGCATTGATAACAGTGGCTCACCTGCCTGTTCTTGGTCCAGAAGATCTACCAGCACATCCTCTGCGATATAGCCGTTTACATCCTCTGCTGGCGGCAGGGTATCAAATATCTCATATTCATCTTGAACAATACCGTCTAACGACTTCATTCCATTAGTATTAAAGAAGCCAGGATCTTTGATATCCAAATATTTCAGCTCTTTGCCAATAGGGCTGTTTGGATCAACCCCACCACGCTCGATAATCCAGCGGTGGAGCGGTTTCTTGTAGAAGTTTCTGGCGGGATCTTTCATCTCCGCCTGTGTAACCTCCACCTCCTGCCCCTGTTGCCAGCGCTCAATATCCTCAATTAGCTGTCGTTTGGTGCGTTTTTTGCCGCTGCTGTCCTCGGTTGGTACCCCTCGCAGTTCTGCCGCCTCCACCACCTGTTCCCGTCTAGCCAGATTGAGGTCGATAAAGCCGGTGGCAGAGATCTGGGGGATCTCAGGTGCTGGGGATGGTTGAGCTATTTCAGCCTCGGTCTGGGGCATCTCTTGGGGTTTGGGGAGTGCAATCTCCACATCAGAGGGGTCGACTGCCACCTCCGTAGGATTCTGATAACTTTGATAAACCTCAGGCGGCTGAAATTGGGTCGCAGCGGCACCCTTGGCAGCACCCTCCAGCTGCCCACGCAGATCCTCATCCCCCTGCGGTTGGGTAGGTGATGGTACCGGCACCTCCCGCATCGGCATGACAGTCGTCACTGGCAGATCACTCTCCTGCTGGGTATCACCACCAACATGGTCGGGCGGCAGAATCTCTGGTTTTTGTGGGGTGGCACCACCACCTCTACGAGAGACAAGACTGGTTATCAGTGAGACAACTGCAGCAGCAGAGAACGCAACCTCCCCCTCCTCAACCTTATCCTTCCAGATCCAGAGATCACGCTCTGGGTCATAGGTGGATTGGGCGAACAGGTCTTTTAGGAAAGATGAACCTAGCTCCTGCACCACCTCTTCCGATCCCTCAATGGCAATGTCCTTGATGATCTTGGAGAGTGATCCACCGCTGGCCTTGTCCAATTTTCGCACCCATCCGGCAATCGGTACCGCCTCTGAGAGACCCACAATATCGGCCTGGCTGGCATACTCCAGCGCCTCCATCGGCTCACTGCCACTACGCAGCGCATCCTCAAATACCTCTTGTCGGGCGTGTTGCATACCCAGCCAGGCAGGCGCACCATAACCACCACTGACTGCCCCCCACTTGGCCAAGGGGTTATGGCCCAACTCCTTGGAGAGTTTCCCCACCTTGGTGAGCTCTGCCATCGAGGAGCCCATCGCGCGCCCACCTCGGGCAGAGGCGAGGCCTGCTGCGATATAGGGGACGGTACTTCCTACTCCACGACTTACATCAGTGGTCATGGTCTGATCTTCTGGTGCCGGGAAGGTCTCCTCGGCAAACTCCATCATATCCACCCCCAGACTTCCCTCACCTGTGGTGAGGTTGCGCATCAACTCCTCTCGCAGTGCTGCACGTTTCTCTGGGGTATCGAATTTGGTCTGGATAAGGGGATCAGAAAGGTCTGGGGATTCACCAGCATCTAGCTGGTTGAGTAGATTAAGGGTGGACTGAATTTGCTTCAGTTCATTACCACGGCGGATTCCACCAACCCCTGAGACAATACCGTGAGGCACACCCTTGATGATCTCCTCACCACTATCCTTGAGGATCTCCCCACCACGATCAAACATGGTACCAATCGCATCCCAATAGGATGGTGGCTCTGGGGTCTCGATAAGCTTAGGCTGCTCGGCATCACCTTGGGTGGTGACAGCGGGGTTCAACAGATATGGCGTGCCCACATCAACGCTGGCATCAACGTCATCCTCCCACTCGTCCACCACACCCCACCCCCCAGAAGCAGAAAACGGGGCTTTCGCCCCGTCATCTTCCCACTCATTGATCACTTCCCAGCCGCTTCCTGCCATCATTGAATCCTTGTCGGTTTACCATTTCGCAAAGTCCAAACCTGCCCATTCTCAAACTGGGTCTGTCTGCCCTCGGTCAATCTGTTGAGTGGTGGGCTACTATCAATAGCTGCGGGCTGCGCCTCACTCTGTAGCAGTCCATTCTTGGGGAATACTCGGTCCAGAATCTGCAACACCACCTTGGGCTCTACTCTCCCCTCCAGCGATCTCGCCAACTCCTCTCTGTTTTGATATTTGCCAGCCTCTACTCTGCCCCTGGCCTGAGAAACCATTGAGTCAATCTCACCGTCTCCGTACTCCATCCCCAGCCACTCACTGCCAATATCTGCCTCATCGGGCTCAAAGGACCCCTCTATGACTGATCTGGTATCAGAAAAACTCTCTCTACTACCACCCTCAACACGGGGCAACAGCCCCTTTGCGACAAGTACCTGCTCCAGCGCCTTGCGCTCTCTCTGCAATTTGTCGGTTGTTGTCCTATCCATACCAAACTCACCCACCCGTGAGAGTGTAGAGGTGACGTTTTTGTACATATCTATCTGTGCCCTGGTAGCAGGATCAAGCTTGGTATCTACGGAGGTTTGATTTGGGTTTGCATAAGTCTCAACCATCTTGCCACCATCGCCCATCCTCACCAGAGTGTCGCCAGGGGATGTCCTAACTGGCTTAATCTGCTCAGCCCTGCTCTTCAGTTTTGCAAGTGCCTGCTCGCGCTGCATCAGCATGGCGCTTTTCATTCCATCATCAAAAGCCTCCATTCCCCCTTTCGCTGCACCGGCCAACGCTTTACTCAATAGACCACCCATAACTATTCTCCAAACACTGCCTGACCACCAAACCTTGAGCTGGTCTCATTAACCATCTGGCGAGCCTGCTGCTGTGAGATACCCATTTCAGACAGTGCTACCGTGATGTCACCCTCATCAACTCCATAGGCCTCCAATAACCTGAACACTGCCAGTTGCAACGCCTTCTCTATAACCTCATCTGGATAAGAGAGGTTATTCGCCGCCCCTGCCAACTCCACCGCCATTGCCAAAATCTCCTCGGCAATCGGGAGAATCATCTCCTCGGGGATCTGGCCGCCACTCTTCTCATCCAGTTGAGTAACAATGAGATATACAATGTTGGCAAGACCATCCTCTGGGGTTTTTGATAGATCCATTGTCTTCAATAGATTTTGATAGATCTTTTCGTCATACATCAACTCACCCGCCTTGGTAACAAACTCATCGTAGAGTGCCTGCTCCTGCTCAGTTACATTCGTCTGCTCACTAACTGCCGAACCCATAGGGGCAGATTCTTCCATCTGTAATAAACCAGTCATCTAGCTTCTCCTTATCCGCTGTATCTGCTCAACAATCCGTAGGTAGGCCGGTCATACGGATCGTATGGAGCATATCTCCCTGTATGTCGTTTCATCAGCGAGGTTGGGGCCACAGAAGATTGGGGCAATAGAGGGGATGGGCCGCCGGGCTGATAGGATTGGGCATACTGTTGAGGATCTCTCTGCGAAGGGGGTGCTGAAGATGTCCCTAGTACCCCGCTCATATCTCCCACCTCAAAACTCCCCTTCTTTGCCTCCTGACTGGCTGCATACTCCTCAGCCTCTGTGGGGGTCATCATCCCCTCAAGAGCGCCCATTGCCATCTTGTTCTTGGTGTAGTCACCCATGGTCATCTCACTCATTGGCTTATCCCAACCCATGAATTCAGATGTCTTGTCATATGCAGTTGTAGCCACATCCTTGAAGGAGTCTATGAATGAGACCGACTGCTCGACACCACCTGCCGTAGTAAATGCGTTATTGGAATTAATCATGGCACCCGCCTCTGTTGCTCCACTATTGATGGCCTCCATATAGGCCATATCAGAGGCTTGCCCAGCAATAGATGTCTCAGAACCAACAGGCACACTACTCACAACGCTGGAGGCACCCTCTGCCACTGCTGTCGCATTTTTGGCCGTTCCAAGCAACTGCCCCAGTGAACCCTCAGACCCAAGAAATGAGTTACTGAACTTTCCAGCCCACGCACTCCCCTCACCGACAAAAGGTAGAGATGACCCAGAACCTCCCCAATAACCAAGTCCAGCACCACCAAAATAGATGGCACCAGCGATCAACAGAGCCTTGCCAAGATCACCCCCAAACAAGTTGGATACCCCCTTGGCCACCCCCTTAACTATCTTGCCGATACCTTTGACCACCTTAGTAAAAGCCTTCCCAACTCCCTTAACGATTTTCTTAGGTATGTTTAAAATATCACTTAAAAAACCCATAATTACACTCCTGTATAGTTAATAAACAACATGATTTTTACCCTCGGCACGAATCCCTACATATTCCAATGCCCTTGATGTGCGTTCGTCGATCACTGGAAAAGCCACCGAAACCACCTTGATTGCCCTGCGCCCACTTCTCCATCGCATCAACTCTTGAAGCAGAGAAATAGAGTTGTTTCCGCTTAACAGAAGAATCGATAACTGCTGCCTCTCAAACCATGTTCCATCATGTGAGATCGCACCCAACGCCCCATCCACTTTGCCTCTGCTCTCAGAGACCCAGAGAAAATTACTCCTCGATGAGATACCCTGAATAACCAGCGCATTGATCTTCTCCCTATCTACATATAGTGAGGAAAACTGTTCAGCTTCTGCTATAGCAAGGCGGATGATTGAAGATTTGTCACTCAGGGTGGCCTGCCGGATTGCCCCGGTTTTGATCACTCGGTTGCTCCATACCCTCCAAGACCGAGATCAATACCACCGTCATAACGTACCCAGTCAGAGGATGGAACCCTCCAGCCAGCCCCCGGTGTAGTAACTCTCTCTCCTGTCTTCGTATTCACGAAGGTCTCCGTCACCCCAGCTGTATCAAACAGGCTATTTGGTGTTTGCACCAACTCGTAATCATCCTCACCTTCAAAATAAGTGGACGGTCGCTGGGTAGTGACTATGGTTCCGCTTGATGTGTTTCTGTAGGAATAGAGATTGTCCTCTGGGGTTGGCTGAACAAAGCCGCTATTCTCAAGCGTCTCAATAGCAGTTGGTACATGGGTATTGATCGGCTTGTTGCGAATCCCCTCAATTGTCTCCATGGTGGTCTCTAGTGCGGTTTTGAGATTGGCGATCATCGTGGTCTTGTCTGCCGCAGTTATATCCGGTGCAGACTGAATATCTGCAATCGAACCAAGATATTCGGAATACATTGTGGCAGCAGAGATGCTCTCCTGCTGTAGCGCCATATACTTACGCTCAAGCTCTACCAACTCACCGCGCAAGCCTGTATCCAGTCGCGCAAGATAGTCTTTATTAGCTGTAGCAAGATTCTCCATCTCTGCCTCATGCACCTCTCGCTGCGTTTGTGCTGTCAGATTCTGCTCAGAGCCTTCTCTCTGAACCTGTAACTGCCCCTCTGTATGGGCTGCAATAAGCCCTCCACCCGACAACAATGGAGTCTGTGTGGTGGAGGTTGTATTGCCTTCCCCATCCAGAGCCGTCTTTGTCTCATATAGGGCATTCCCAGAGGCATCTGTTAAAGGGGTTGGGGCATAACTCCCTGTGCCAAGCTGCTGCTCATAATCCTGTTGTGCAAGCCCGGTCTGGTACTGGTAGGCGTTACTCTCCAGTCCATACTTGTTCTGCCAGTCCTGATTCTGTTTCTGCTGATTGCTGTATTGCGCAGCATCAAACTGAGAAATCGGCAGTGCCGCAGAGAGTACCGCCTCCTGCCCTGCCTGTACTCCCATGGATGAGTTAAGCAGACCACGCTTGTTGGCCGCCTGTGCCGCCTTGGTCTTGGCTCTCTCTAACAGAGGATTACCGGCACTCATCAACCCGGTTATCTGCCCTTGTACGGTCTGAGTGTTGGTGTCTATCGTCCCAAACAGAGGTGTATTTAGTGAGGCTCCTTGGTCTGGCACAAAAGCAGGTAAGGCTGGATTGGCGAGGACGTTGTTATCCTGCTCCTCACCCAACTTGTTTAGATCGTATGTTAATGCCACTCTAATTCTCCAATAAAAAAGGGAACCACCAGGCTCCCCTTCTCTGCGCCAAATTTGTCACCCATGGCTACCGACCTTTTGCCAGTTGCGCCCCGAAATAAAACTCCACAATCATTGTTGCCCAATGGAAGATCTCCTCAAACTTGATGATCCCATGCACCGTTACATACTCCACCTGATCCTGAGTTATCTGTAATCCAAAAAACTCAATCCCTTCTCTAACGGTAGGAATAACTGTAGGGATATCAAATATCACCGGGGCAGCCAGTGAGAACACCACCAACCCAAGAATCACATAGATGATTGTCCTGCGTGTAAGTGCCGCCATTGGCGACTCGTTATTGCTCTGCTCTCTCGCCTTATCAAGTGCAAGTGTGTTCTCTTGGTTACCTAGAATAGCTAACTGCAATGCGTCAGAAGAGGCCTGAGACTTGATCGCAATCAACTTCCCCAGAAACCCAAGAATCACTGGGAATACATTGGTCAGCAGTGCTATCACGTCACCACTCTCATGGCTGCAAAGAATCCAAACTCAGATAATGTGAAAAACCCAATGCCACCAATTGCCATCCATTTGATCTGATTCAGCGTCATCTGGATTTTTGAGAGATGCTCATTCACATCGTTGATTTTTGATGATAGTGAGTTAATCCGACTATCGTGTTGTTGTATTGTTCGTTCCAGATTTTCAATTCTCTGTTCCATCAATTTTCCTCTTATTAAGGGAATGTTGGGTACTCAACATCCCACGGGTTGCCAAAATTAGTTGGTAGATCTCTAAGCTGTTGCCTGTATGCCAGCAGCTCAGCGGATGGGGCAACGCCCTGCTCGTAAGCGATGAGAATGAGATGGTCACTCTCTTCCAGAAGAGAGGTTCTAGTGCCTCTCACCTCATTCCACTTTTCGTGAATCTCTAGTTCAGAACTCATTGTCTACTCCACAATTAGATATGTCTTCAGCGTACCGATAGTCGAGCCATAACGGGCTACCGCATAGTTAAGTGCTGTAGCATTCGTAGTTAATGTTATAGATGGAGAGCGTACCCAGTAATACTTGTTCGGATACCCAGTAGAGCTTGTCTCGGCATAGATATACCATGAGCCAGAATGTGCAGTAGTGAGTCCTGTACCACTGGATGAAGTCCCCCCTGAATCCCTGTTAAATAATGCGGTGGTATACCCGGTGCCCATTGGCGACCAAGGTGGGAGATTGGCATAATCAATATCGGTAGTTGTTGCAGCAGCTACCTCATAGCTGTGGGTGTTAGCATCAAAGTTATGGATAAAATCGTTATATATCGAGATAGTATCGATCTGGATGTCACCCGTATAACTCGTACCCGACTTATACTGAAAAGCAATCCTGATATTGCTTCCTGCACTCACATATGAGCTTATGTCATCGGTGAAGTTTGTCCATCCGGCGGTGGAAGATCCTACCAGCGTCCTTAATAAATATGTCCCAGCGCCACCAGCGGGAGGAGTATCAGCAGCAGCCGAGCCTGATAAGGTCACAATCGAGCCATCAGAGTGTTTTGTATAGAGCAGGCCATCAGCAGTATTGACTGCCAACTCGCCAACGTCCAGTTGAGCAGCAGTCGGGGCATTGCCCGCAACCGTACTCTTCTTGATTAAAATTTTATTTGCCATTGGTATATACCTTTGCCCCCTCTATAGAGAGGGGGGTTAGTTACCTAGAATGTGCCGCCGTCAATCGTAGAGGCTGCATCCAGCTTTGCATCAAGCTCAGTGATCAGATTCAAGCCCTCTGTGTGACCCTCAAATGCGGTAATAATCTCATTGACAGTGTTGATGATGTCATCTGTGTCAGCCGTGGTCATGGTGTCGTGCCAACTTGCGGCAGCGTTCCATGCAGTTACATCCGAGGAGCTGAACGTGTTGCTGACAAACCCCATTGAGGCAGTATCTGGAACAGTAATGTTACCGGAGAGCGCACCACCAGATGTCTTCAGATACCCTGTGCTGTGCCAAGTAGCATAGGTGGCAGGGTCTGCAACCATTGCATTGATGAGGTATTGTCCGATTTGGGATGAAGCCCCCTCATCTACAACCTGCTGCGTTGCGAATTGCAGGACAGTTATATAGTCGCTAGTACTTAAAACACCATCAGCATTAATATCACCGTTCTGAATGCCTGCAACCATCTCCGTAACTAATGCGTCCAGCTCGGGAAAGGCACTGCTGGTATTGACAACTTGCGAAGCAATCGAGGTCGCGAGGTCACTCAGCGCCTGCACCTCATAGAATACAAGAGTGTCATGGTCGTGATAACGATGCGGGGTACTCCACTTGATCATCTCTGCGTTACGCTCATATATCTCTCTACCCATATTTGCAGAGAGTGGAGCTGTTGTATCAGTTGAGTTCAGGCTATCAACTACGGTGGGGTTATCTACCCACGCAGCAGTACCAGATGCGCTATACCCAAGAAGCTGTCCTGTTGCACCACCCGTGGGAACGTGTTTATTTCCTGCGGTTGTTGGGTGGGTATAGGTGAATTCCGGTTCCCAGCTATGTTCACCGGCGACAGCTCCGGCCTTTAATACATGTCCCGCTTCTGTACCGAGTGTTCCTACTATGGGCAGATGGTAATTACCATCACCTGTAGGGTGTGAGTAGTCGTTCTTTGTTACCCAACTTAACGTACCGTTAGCCGCAGTAGACAATACCTTGCCGCCATCCGAGTTTGTTGCCGCAGGAACGTGCTTGTTGCCCTCACCCACGGGGTGTGAGTAGTCGTTCTTTGTTACCCAGCTCAGAGTTCCGGCTGCATCAGTGGATAGCACTTTCCCGTCATCCCCAGCAGCAGCGACCGGAACGTGTTTGTTACCTTCACCTGTTGGGTGAGAGTAAACCGTATCTGTATCCGTTGAACTCAGTACGCCATCTGCATCAACGGAGAGATTGGTTCCAACCTTGATCCCACCCAGCGCAGTGTCTGATGCTGTTGGCAAGGTATATGAATACTCTGCCTCCCAGCTATAGGTACCAGCAGTTGCTCCAGCCTTTAAGACTTTGCCATCATTAGTTGTTCCAGTTAAAGGGACATGGCCATCACCGTCAGCACTTGGGTGGGAGTAATTATTTTTTGTTACCCATGTATATGTACCGCTGCCATCAGTGGAAAGTACCTGCCCACTGGTTCCGCCTGTTGGCACATGCTTGCTGCCGTCTGCTGTAGGGTGTGAATAATCATTAGATGTCACCCAGCTTAACGCTCCAGCCGCAGTGGTAGACAACACCTTGCCGGCATCTGTCGCTGCCGCTGCTGGAACGTGTTTGTTACCCTCCCCAGTAGGATGAGAGTAATTGTTTGCGTTGCTTGCAACATTACCAAGTTTCGTGTGGTCAGTAGCGCCGCCAACAGTTGCGACGTTAGCTCCGCTGATCCCAATAAACAGATTCCCACTCGCCTCGGAGTACGCCAGCTCACCTTCTGCCAGTGCGTTTGGGGTTTGAGTAGTTGTACTACGTTTGATCTTTATCGTGTTTGCCATTACTTGTGTCCTTTTACTAAATTAAAAATAGCCGCCATTCATAACGACATCGGTGAACCTGTCCTGACTCCAATCGTGGATAAAAGCCTCATCCGTGTCCTCATGGAATATCACTGTCTGCCAGCCGTATATGTTGTCCCTGTACACCTTCAATTCATATGTTGATGGCTGAAACCAGAGCTTCCCGATTATGGCTGTAGGCTCTGTCTCGGAGACACGCACCAGCGCACTTCCATCAACCACCGCCTGCATATTGTTGGAGACAGCCTGAACATGAGCCATGTTGTCGGAGACTGTTGTTACATTGGGGTGCGTAGCCCAATACTGAGTTTGATTCTTGTACGTGTATGTCTGGCTACGGGCCGCAAAGCAGTCAGATCGTGCCTGTTCAGCGGCACTACGGTGGATCTGTATCTGTGAGACATCAATCGACTTGACCAATTTCCCTGACGCAATGTCTGCACCCATATCACCAGAGGTGTGATCTGCCATCACTGTATAGAGATCATCAAGAGACTCTGGGCGAATATCTCGTACCACATCATTCTTGAGGTAATCGACCCCTGTTACCCAGTCATCCCGCCACTGGAAGGCAGACTGAATAAGTACCAGATTTCCATCCGCATCAAACCCAATCTCTTTACCGGCGCGATTAGGGCCAGTCTCTGTAATCTGTTGATTGCCAGATCCGGCAGGCAACTTGATTGCAACATCAGTAACCGCCTCAACCTTGTCAAAAGCGGTTGTTACTGCATCAATGCGGTCATTTACATCACCCGCGCGGGCAATACTGCCGACAACAAGTGCAGACAAGGGGATATGAAAACCATTGCTCATCGTGTTATTCCCCTTAATGAGTAGTTAAGCTGAACCCCCTGAAGGGTGAATGATTTATCTGTGCTACTGTCGTGACGGATGAGGAGAGACATATTCCTACCCGATCCATCAAGATGCCCCTCAATACGGGAGACAACCTGTGCCGACCAGATAAAACCTCCCCAGTTGTCTACATCCCAAAAGCCGCCACCGCCCTGTACGTTCTGATCCTGCTCAATCAGTTGAGTCTCACCAGAACCATGCTCTCCATACTCAAGATCCATCGAGTAGTGGATAGATGCCTGCTCAGCCGCATTCACATCAATCACTACCTTGCGATAACGCTTCTTACGGTGTGGAGTTCCCAGATGGGTAAAGGGCAGTCGCAGGAGGGAGTGGATAGGCTGACCATTAAATGATGTGCCTGTGTCCATCTGCATCACAAAACCATCTGCTGTACCGAAGTAAACGCCATCATCAGAGCTAACGGCGCAGCTAGGAGTGTGTAGCAATGAGAACGTAGTGAAGCCAACAATCTGACGATTGACAAAGGCACCAACCAATACAGTCTTGTCATCAAACATGATGCGGTACTGGCTCTTCTCAGGAATCGATATTGCAGCCACCGCCGAACCCAATCTGCTGTCCAGATAAGGCTTCACCATCCGTGAGAGGTTAGATGTCTCGAAGTCGCCAAATGTCTGCACCGCCTGTAGGTTGGTTACACCAGCATCGTTCAGGAAGTAGATGTCGTTATCCATCGGAACAACTGTCCCATCTCCAGCACCACCCTTGTTGGAGATTAGACGCAGATCCCAATCAGCAGCAGAGGTGCCATAGAGCGCATTGACCCGATCATCTGAGAAGATACTCAGCACGTTACCCTGTACCGACTCCATCCCTGTGATCTCAGCACCAACACCAAGCTCGGCTGCGCCGCCTGCCAGTGTCCAGTTAATAGGATCTCCAACAGCAGAGTGCTGCACTGAACCTCCTTCAAAAGCGAGGAACAGATGGTTCTTGTGAGCCGCTATGTGTCGAGGTGTATCAACCGCCATCCCAGTGGCGATCTGAACAAAGCCTGTTCCATCAAACTCAAAAGCTGGATTAACTCCATCACAGCCGTACATCTTCTTGGAGGCAGAACTACCCGTAAAGGCGAAGTTTACAAACTGATACTTGCCCCCAGCGGCTAGTGGTGTTGGTGTGGTTACAGCCACCCACCCGGTGGCAGTTGTCTTGTGCATCACACAGGCAGAGGCATCTGTGTTGTCTCGAAAGGCGTACACAGTCCCGCCGTATGTCCATACACCCCTTACAGGGCCAGAACCCGGAACCTCAACAGGAGTAGTCGAGCCATCATAGGCTAGATAACCATCCATACGACGGTATCCACCAGATAGTTCAGGCTCATAGTTCTGAGCTAGAAGCGCGGCTCCGGGGCTTTTGGATAGCTCGGGTGATACCAGATCCAATCCACCGCCTAGAGGCCATGTTTTGGTCTTTACAGTCACGCAAGTGGCCTCGCAGAAATCTGGATCTGGGGCAGACTATGTTTAACTAATTCTGCCATCCTGCTATTCAGGTTAAATACAGCGTCTTGATACAGCTCAGGTGCATCCTCATGTGCGGCGTAATACATTATCGCCTGATAGAGGATAGCGTCATGGAACTGTACAGGCATTGCAGGAACATCTGCATTGTCTGACAACGCTACAGACGCTCGGTAATAGTCAAAATCAATCGTACAGGACTCTTCAGGAAGAGCATTCAGACGAATAGTATCGTCCGGCATGATGGTAAATTGGGAAGGCTTCCCCGAATTTACACTCCCTCTCCCTTGTGTCCCTGTAGACCAAGTAGCCCAATCAACATATTGAAGGCTCCCTTGATCACTCAACCCCTCAGATGTTGTGTAGATCCGAAAGGAGTCCGTGATGAACGTACCCAACGCAGGGTCAAGTTGCATATAGTCAACGGTGTCATAGTCCCTTTGGCCCACTGTTGTCGTAAATGACGTGGTAGCCCAGAGGAAGTCCCACTCCTGTTGATTCTGGATCTCCGTCCATGCGCGAGCGATCCAGTCAACGACCTTCTTCTTGATGCCAGTCTGATTGGTTACAGCCGCAGGGCCATCGCCAGCGATGCCTGCCTCCTGTACCAGTCGTTGGGATAGCTCTAGGTAATTCATTCACTAAATTCTGCTGTAGGGGAATCGATGAATTTCACGATCCACCTCATTGCCATCACTATCACGTTCAGTCTTGGTGATTACGGCATTATCAATGGCGTGTATCACCTCTGTGGGCAGCTCCACATCCTGCTCTCGCTGAATCTGGTACCCACGCCCGTTCACACCGGCAAAAATAGCATCTGTGCCACCGGGGACCCCCTCTTGGTTATGAAAACGAACCTTGATCCGGTCAGATTTTGCCTTGCGACTACGGGTTTTAGTGGCTGGCTTCTCATCAACTACGGGATTGGTTTCTTCACTCATCTACTTTTCTCCAAACAAAAACCCCCACCCCTATTAAGGGATGAGGGTCTGGTTAGACTCGTTATCGAGTCGATTTAACTACAGCTCAGATACGGAACACTCAATTCTCTGCATGAATGCATCATTGAGGATTACGGTTGTACTGTAGCTCTTCCATGAGACATGACCACGCTGTGCCAGAGGATCTGAATCGCTAGGCTTAGGGTTCACCACCGCTGGAGTAACGCCGGACTTGCCCTTCAAAGGAACCAGTCCGTAGGCATCACGGGCAATGATAATCACCGGATAGACATCTGCCTTGGTGCCAGAGGTCGATACCATCGATCCTGCGGTACCGCCTGCATCAGCCCACGGGGTCAGGACTGTAGAGGTGACAAAACGGACACTCTCTACCTTTCCAATCTCGGACTCGAATGGGGTCATAGTGCCGTAGTTCTCGGCAGAGACGAAACCCGGTAGACCACGAAGATCAGCCTCCAGATCCGGATGACAGATCGCCACAAATGCTGGTGCGATCGCCTGGGTTCCATAGGATGGGGTCGACTTCACTACACTGGTGATCACCCGGGCGTTCTGGTTCTTCAGTGAACGGGTTGCCCTGCGGATCGCATTCAAGGTGATTGCAGAGTTAACTGCGTTACGGGCTGCGCCATTGGAGTAGGAGACATTGGTCCCCGCCTTGATCACATTGAATCGTAGCGTCTCCAGAGTGTTGGCTGCCTGCTCCCCCATAATGGAGACAGTCTCTTTAAGCACTGGGTCCTCATGGGTGTCCTGAATCACATCGGTGATGGTCACCAGATCACCATACTGATCAATCGTTGCCGAAACATCGGTACTTGTGAGCTGCTTGGCTGTTGGGGTTACACCCTCGGTCAATGGTGTTGTTGCATTGGCCAGTGAGTTATAACGACGAAACTTGATGGTCTTAGAAGACTTTCTCGGCAACGGTTTTGCCTGTCCAAACTTCTCGATTACAAGATGGGGTGTTGCTCGCTCAAGCAACTCGGTTGCCGCATACGCAGCGGTACGTGGTGATATATCACCATAGTTGGTATTAGCCATTGGGTATTCTCCTTAATCAGACTATCTACTTACACGCTCTTTTTGACGCACAAAGTGGTCAAAGGCTGAATCAAAATCATCTGGCATTCCTCCAGTGGCTCCTGGTGTGGGGCGACTCTTGATTCCTTGTGACTCTTTCAGCTTCTTCTCACGTTGCGCCTGAATCTCAGCCACTTTCGGGTCTGCTGCTGCAAGCTCCCTATTAGGCTGAGGCTTGGAGTGCTCGTATGTATCCAGCAAGAAGGAGGCATCTCTGGCGTCCTCGGATTCCATGAACTTCTGCACTGCCGTGGGTTGGGCAGAGAGCCATTGGGTAAACGGCTCACTTCTCACAATCTCCTGCCAATCAGGATAAGCGGCATCTAGTGCGGCTACCTGTGACTGAAGAAATCTCTCTCGCTCGGCATTTTGTAGTGGCTGGACAACTTGCCCAATCTGCCCCTCCACTGTATGACTCACGGATTGCTCCATCGTCGTCATCCGGGCGTTGATTGCCTTGGCAATCTCCGGGTACTCCTCCTCAAAATTACTCCACTGCTCCGGCGTTACATCCGTATTCGCGGGAGGTGGTTCAGTAGGTTTTGGGGGAGCCACCAACTGCTGCTCAAGGCTGTTAATCTTCTGTTGGAGCGCGGATACACGCCCCTCATTACTTCTTTTGTACTGCAAGAGCGAGTCTCGCTCCTGCTGAATCTTATCGGGATCTATCTCGGAGATTGACTCAGAAACTGGTTCAGACTCTTTCGTATCTTCAGAATGCTCGCCTGCACCCTCTTCGTTATCTGGTTCAGGTAGTAGATCAGGGGATTCATTACCATCCGCGCTTTCTGAAGAACTCTCTCCAGCCTCAACAGGATCATCAGTCTCATTCGTAATCTCATCAAACACTGCATCAAACTCGTCATCAGGGGACTCCTGGTTAATACTCTCTTCGCTCATTTCCAGTTCTCCGGGGCTAGTATTCAACCGACTCAACCTCAGGGCTTACTGCCGTAAGGTCGATCAGCTTTCTCAGCGCCGCTATCTTGCCCCGCATGAATTCACTCTCGATTGAATCTGTCTGGGGGATCTCCAGATCCAACTGTGTGTTTGTGATCTCTTCCTCTGCCCACTGAATGACAAAGCGCCATGTAGGGGAATGTTTGTCGATCTCCACTAGATACCCTGTCCTGTTGCCAGTTTAAGTTGGGCCTCTTTATTGAAGAGATCATGCTTGGTGCCAGCCCGCATCTGCTCCAGTCCCAGCTTGGCTTGTAGCTCTGTCACCTTCATGTCTCGGTCTGCTGCCATACCTGCCAGTGCAAGCTCACGATCCGACTGGATCTTCATCAACTCGATCTGGTTCTTCTCCTGAGCTACCTGCGCCTTCAACTGCTCAATCTGCGCCTGCATCTGAAGCTTCTCTTGCTCTGGGCTAACCTGTGGCTGTTCCTGAGCCGACTGCTGTTGCTGTGCCACCTCTTCATCAGAAGCCACTAACGCCACGGCATCCAACTGCATACTCTGTACGGTTTTACGTACCAGTTCTGGGATCTTGATAATCCCAGCATACTGCGGGGCAATGCTCATCAACTGGATCAGGTTCTGCGCCTGTGTCTCTTTAGCCAGCAACGCACTCGATCCACGGGCATCTACGAAGTAATCACCCTTAATCTCCGGCTTCTCGTTGTTCTGCATATTCCAGTCATACAACCGAGTCAGGAAAGTGCGTGTGACATCATCATCAAAGTTCTTTACTGAACGTCTAGTCACTACGTTTGCGGAGTTCATCAGTAGACTCATCCCTGTAGCTGTTCTGGTGTACTGCCCCTGCTCACCCTGAGCAATTACAGGTAAGTTAGTCTCCTCATCAGCCAGTGATTTGGCCGTCTGCAGGATCGCCTGTAGCTCTCCCAAGTGGCTGTTGATCTCAAAACTGCCGAAGGCCTCATGGACACTTCGATTACGGTCAGTCATCTGCCACACCTTCTTCGGTGCCAGATTCCAGTCCCCATCAGCGGGTTTGATCACATGAGGGTTGACTACAATCTGTGGCCCCACTGAGAGACCAGCGTTATCCAGTGACATTCGCCATGCGCCATTGATCGCTCTCTGGGCATTACGCATCAGGTAAGGGATACCAAACCCGAAGATCGAGCTGTCATCCTTCTCCCAACTGTAGACACTGTAGGGCCGTGCCTCACTCTCCATTGGATTGATTGCAGCCTTGATCACTCGGCCATCGACGAACCAAACGATCCCCTCCACCTCATCGAGTGCATCCTCGGAGCATTCACATCCTGCTGCACGCAAATCCTCTTTGTTGATCGGGCCGTGGTACTCCCAGACCTCATACCTTCCCTCTCGTCTGGCAGAGACCCCATTAATGGAGCGCAGATCGTTAATATGGGAGGCGGTGTTTTGGTAGAGGGGCTCCTCCTGTTCAATCACCTCACGGATCTGATCAACCAGAAACCCCTCTCGCTTGACTAGTGCCCGGAGATCTTTCTTCCCCATCAGATGACGTTGGAAGATAAATTCTGCATCCTCAAGTGCTGCCCCACTCATATCTGGGAAGAAGTTCCAGGGATCTACCCTCTCCACTGAGGGACGTATGTCTTCACGCACCTCGATTACATGGATCTGGTTTCCGGCCCCATCATCCATCGGTCGCCAAGATCGCTTGGTTCTCCCTACAACTACAGGCCCTTTGAGAATTCCCGTACCGAGACGCACCGCATCCTTGATCACTTCTCGGCACTTGATGTTGTAACGTGCCTCAGTAAGCTGGTCATCCATCTCGTCCTGCATCGCCCGGGAACGCTCTTTGGCCACCTCCAGAATCCCACTGGCCATGTCCCGGTTCTGTACCGGCGCCCCCTCTGGGGTAAAGACGGGAGCACCATCCGGGGTGGTTGCCTGCTTCTGATCATTGAGTGACTCAGCCAGCTCCGGTACCGGGGTTGGGAGGATCTCCCAGTTACGGTCATCGGTTGGGAACAACATATCCGAAAGCCGTGCCTCGGCACTGTTGCACTTGGACCGGGTGATATTGACGTAGGCCTGTGACCCCTTCGCTGCCTGTATCGAGGACAGCGTGGCAGAGTCATACTTGCCGGAGAACTGACGGATATCCTCCAGCCAACGGTTCTCAATCTCCCGGCGCTGCCCTACCTGCTCCTCAGCCAGATCCTGTAGTCGCCCACCAAAGGCCTGGAGACGCGCAGACATCTCTCGCTTGAAGGCCTCATGCGCCTCATGCATCCGCGCCTCCTCCTCAAGCAACTCAATCTCGGTGAGCTCTACTATTTGTTCACGCATGATTTATATCCAACAACTTGCATCCTATTTTATTGATCTTGCACACCGTTTGGTGTATATTATGCGCATCCATTAAATACTGACTATTTGGAGATTCCTATGTCAACCGTGCAAACCAGTCTGCGCCTAGATGAAAATCAGTTTCGTGAGGCCAAGGAGATCCTCTCCCAGCTCGGCATGAACTTTACGGAAGCCGTAAATATCTTTACCAATATGGTGGTCTTAAACAGAGGACTTCCATTTCATGTCAAGCTCCCCAACCAGGAGACCGAAAACACACTGCGCGAGATCCGTGGTGGTGATGGAGTTGAAGAGATCACCCTCGATCAACTTCATCAAGAAGCAGACCAACTATGAGAAGGCTGTTCCGGCACAAACAGTTCAAGAAAGACTTTCTCAAAGTACGCTCTACAGACCAACAGACTGAAAAGCTATTTCTCTATATCGCTGCACTACTTGAGGAAAAGACCCTCCCCCCGGAATCCAGAGATCATCCATTAACCGGAGAGTGGCGTGATTTCCGGGAATTTCATTTAGGGGGTGACCTCTTGCTCATCTACAAACTGGATGGGGACCGTATCACGCTTGCTCGAATCGGCTCCCATGCCCAACTCTTCAAAAAGATGTAACCACTGCAGTCATTAGTAACCGACTACTGCATCCGCAACGGTATGTATCTCCAGCTCGGGTACTGGGCCCGCCTTGATCTCCTCACCAATCCCCATAAAGGCATACTGCAGTGCGTCATGACAGTGGCTGTACTGGTTCTTGTCAGCCTTGTCGGAGTATCTCTCCCCTGCCACCATCATTCGTTTGAATCGATATCCGCCATTGAATCCCTTGCGCAGGGATCGACAGGATGGATCTAGTTTGAAAGAGGGTTCTCCATCACTCATCCGGTTAAGCCACTGCCGTACCGACTCCCATCGTGCCTGCGGCGCATTGGAGCTAGCCGGTTGGGCAATCAGACCAAAGGTGCGTAACTCATCAAACACCGTGCGCTCATCGGTATCGGCACGCTTCACCCCAGCCGGGTCACCCACAATGTTCCAGCCGCAATCCCTGTACTTGGTTTTGAGCATCGGTAGCAGCAGGGACTCGGTAAACTGTTTGATCCCCATATCCTCAGAGACAATCTCATCAAGTACGTTAACTCTCCCTCTAGGGGTCAGTTGTACAATGGCGGCTGCCGGGGTGAGGCCAAAATCCAGCCCAATATAGATCGGGATTCCAGGGATCACCTTGGTATCGCCTACGTGAAGGGTGTCATTGAACTGCGCATAGATCGGCTTGCCGTCCATGTTGTCAGCGTAATCACCGAGCACATAGGCCTTGATCCAGTTATCCTGCTTGCCCGGTATCTGCCGCTCCCAATACTCATATCCGAGGGTATGGTTCTGCACATTCTCTGCACTCGGGTTGGGTATATAGATCCCATCATCCCGACGAATCAGTGCCCCCGGCTGTTTGAAGAACCTCCACCCTTTCGGCAGCTCCTCCTCTGCCAACCGGTACCACCATGAATCCTGTGATGGCGGGTTGGTGTCCATAAAGATCCCTGACCACGAAGGGCCACCCCTCATCTTGGCTGGATAACGACCGACACGACCGGTCAGTGCATCCAGAATATCTTTCGGCACCTCACGGGCCTCATTGATCCATGCCCCGGTTAGCTCTAGTGAGAGCAGCTTCTTTGCATCCTGTGGCCGATCTAACGCCAGAAACAGCACTTCTGCCTCAACCCCACTCCCATCACCAATATCGGGAATAGAGATCTTCGCCACAATCGGTGGCTGCCAGTTGATCTTGGCAAACGGAATCCACTCCTCAAAGGTCTTGATGGTCGTGGTCTTCAACTCTGGATAGGAGTTTCTGATGATCGCCCATCGAGAACTTCGAACATTGTTATGCGCCTGCTGAGTTAGCGACCGTTGCAGAATCTCAATCACACAAGCCACCGACTTCCCCGAACCCACCGGCCCCATCAACCCCCGGATGAAATCATCAGACGAGTGAAAGCGAGCCGGAGTCGCCTCCGCCTGATAAGATATATTCATACTGGTTCCTACAAGGAGGAGAAAATGGCGAAAAAATTATTGGCGATAATCGTGTTGGTCGGTCTCAGCTTCTCAGTATCGGCAGTGCAATGGCCTATCTTCAAAGAGGATCCTGACTCGGTTTGTTACACTACCGATGGAAACCTACAAACAGATTGTCCAAACATCAAAAAAGGAGCATTGCTTTATACCAGAGCAATCTCCTCGATTTGTGATCTTACTCAACCAATCTTTATGGCACATTCACCAATGGTGTATTGTATTTACCGCGGCAAGCCACGGCAGCAATTAAGCAAATAGCCGCTACCTGTAGGCCCACTAAAATTTCCTGAGCCAAACACTATATATTGACGTACACGGGGGCAGTGAGAGTACGCCGCTATCCCGGGGGTCAACTTTCTATCAACCACCCGGCCAACTAGGGATCCTTTTTTTCTCCCCTTCCAGACTCATCAATCACCTCAACTTCACCAGAATAGCCGTTCACCATCACTGGTAGAGAGGGTGCCGGAGGTATTTTACCTTCCCGACTTCCCTCATTATTCAATAGGTTATTGACCTCTTGTGCCTCATTTGTGCCGATTACCCCTATTGGAGCCCCCTGTAGGTTCAGATTGAAGACAATTCCAGAGCCAGTCTGCTGCTGCTTCTCCACAAACACCCCCTTAGCCTTCCCCAGTAGCTCCCACGCCTTCAAACGGATACCGGCCTGGCTGTCCGTGGTCTCATTGAAGATCCCCTTGAGAATCGCCTCCCGGCTGATATCGAATGACTTTTCGATACGTTCTTCCTCTGCCGCGAGAGCCGTCCGGATTTTCTCTTTTGCCAAGAGCTGGGTACCTATGCTTTTTGCGCTCGACTCAGAATAGCCAGCCTCTCTAGCTGCTCTGGC